CTTCGGCGGGAAGTTTAGCAGTAGGATCCGGATTATATTGACCGTTTAACGACGGATCTTTTCCGGCTACCTGATCGCGGCGAAAACCGCCGCTCTGGTTTTCCTTATCTCGTAAGATACGACGACCATGTTCATACATTTGATTCTTCATTGCTTCTCGGTTTAAGTGAATCACGATATTCTTTTGCTTTTTTCTCCTCCATGTCTTTAATACGTTGCTCCACTCTCTCCTTTACAATTTTGTCCATCTTCATTTGCTCTGCTTTTGTCCTAGCTGATACAACTCTTTCTTCTGCTTCTTGTTTTCTTTGTTTTAGTTCCTTGTAATACTGATGGAGTTCTATCAGATCCATTGTATCGAGATCTTGTACTTCTTCTGCATCCCCTTCGAATATTGGTTGTTTACCTAATGCCAAAGGCATCCCTGATGCAAACCGGGCAATGAGTTCTTTTACTGTCATTGCCATATTAGGGATCGTCTCCGATACCCCATTGTTATACTCATACTGCTTTTTAAACTCATGAGCATTGTAGAATGTCTTTGCAGTTACTGCAGGTACTTGAATTGTTTCTAATTCTCCGGTGTCCTGATTCAGGACAGTTACGGTTCTTACTCTTTTAAGCATACACTAATTTTTTGTTTTTTATTTTAAGTAATCGCTGACGACTGTACGCCGCTTCGCGTTTTGTCAACCGATCTTCACGGGCTTTTATAACATCCTCCTTATAGAGATATACCAGATCTTGAAAGATCCTATCTACCATCCGATGCGTAGCACGTTCCTTCACTAGAACTTTCTCTTCCTTATTATAAATCCTTTCTTTGTAATACCGAGGCATACCAATTTTTTTTCCAAGTTCGATTTCCATGTACATGCGATCAACACTTTCATGATGCCACCGCATATTTTTTGCATTGAGATATGACATACCTAATCCTTTCGACATTACCCTGAATTCTTTTTCCGCATCATAATCCATCGGTGCGGCTGAAAAGTCTTTAGGCTCTAAAATGTACTTTAGGCAGTATCCGACTGATGCTCCGCAGACCCCTTTTTCCGAATCTCCATAGTGTATGAGTCCATTACTCCGCCGTACTTCCTTTTTAACGAGCTTATATAATTCGCCTTTACTTCCTCTGATAGTTCCGTAGCTCCATCTTTTTCGAGCCACTTTATTAAAAATCCGTTTACCTGAAGACCATGAGGCGTGGAGCTTTCGGATATCGGCGTTAAAAAGAATAATATGGTAATGCGGCCTTCCAATTTTGCCGCCATACTCGCCGACACAGAAATACTTGATAGCTTTTGCTGCTCCGCTACCCACACATGAGTGTGCTTTTCGTAATCGTTTAAAGAACAGTTGCACGTCACGTTTGCGAAGTGTACTATAGCCATTCCGGGATATAGGCATTTGTTGATTGTCATAAGTTAGAGTTATAAAGTGAGAAGATGTTGATTGTTTATTTTCCCATAGTAGCCTAACCGACCAAGCAGATACCATTCTCTTTCTGCACCCTTCACACTTACCACATGGTATAAATTGCTTGTATTCCTTATGCCACCATGATGAATAACATTTAGCCATGTTATTGGTTTAATAGGTTGGAGTGCCAAATTTCGGCATCAATCGCGATACAAATACATCATGATTAATGTGACTGAATATATAATCCGTTCCATCTTCAACAGCGAAGATCCTAGTATCCGGTACACATTCGATGAAGTCTGAATTTAACGCAGGTGCAGTTGAGAAAATCCTTGCAAGTGTCCAGAAATCTAATGTATCAACGAAACCAGCAGTCGTATATGATGGTGTAGTCCTGAACTCTGCATACCTTACTTGGTAACCCCAATCTTCATTGCCCGTATCATAACCTTGCCATGCAAAGATTTCATTTTTCTTTGTCGTTTGTTCTCCGATATGCGCCATATCTGGATTGTACTCCTCTGTAGGATCGCTGATCTTAGTCCATAGCCTATTGATACCTTGACAATATGACGTTAATGGTACGAACGATGTTAAACATAATAGATATGAAGGCTCTTGACAATAATAGTCATCCTTGTAACCATTCATTACAGCAGCACCATGACCCGCCATATTCCCTTGAGGTAATTCTCCGTCAATACCTGTTGTATTTAATACCTCTGATATCACGATTGGTGCTTTTGATCCGCCGATGAATTCCGGACGATCGAGCCGCGCATCTTGTGGCTTCACTCCAAAGAATATTTGTATAGCCTCAGAGAAACGAGACCCTGCACGCATTAATTTTTCTTTCATCCTTTGTAATGCATAAGCTAAACGGAGATCATTAATCGCCGTTGCTTCTCCTGCATCTTCGGTTATTAATGATCCATTCGGATCTAATACTACTGATGCGCTCGACGGCGTCGCATTTGTACCGATGAATTCACCACTACCAGCTGTTTGCAATTCGCTGTTCGCTCTACCAGTTGTATAATCTGATGCCAATCTAATAATCGCCTCATTAGGTGCATTAGTTGGATCTAACACTACTCTCTGTGATCCTATCGGGATCATAACCGGATCCCCTTTCTGTGCATTCGGAAGATTTGTCGTAAAGTAATCACGTCCCCATGCACGACGCCTAATAAACATCCACTGATCAAACTGACTAATGTTATTACCATCACTAAGCATTGACCCATCATCTATCTTAGCAATCCGTGTTTGTAAATTCTGGTCTCGATAAAAATTATCCCATATCAACTGATACGCTGCAAACGGCATTGCGTTAACTCTCTCTTTTTTTACATTATCAACTCCATCCCCTACAGGAAGTCCAAAATGTGTCCACATTAATTTTAATCGTGGATTGCTCTCAATGTTTGATTGTGTTAACTCGAAATACGGATGAACCGGTAATGATCCACCAACCTCTGTTTGCGTGTACCATTTTTCATAATTAGACCATAACAATCTTTTTGGTACTACCCAATATTCATGGTGTACATTGATACGTTGCATTGCTGGTGATACCAATGGAGCTAACCTGTGAAGACCTTCTGTTTTTACTCTGACATTATCTCCCGGGATTAATTCTATTGGAGGCGATGGATACAGCCAACCAAATTGAAATGTTGTTTTTTCATCATAACCAATCTGAAATCCGTTCCGGTTGTACTTCGGAATTTTTACTGAATTCATGAAATTTTTCATACACTCTTGTTTTTTGATTAAGAAAAGCCCTGGGCTCAGCCAGGGCATTACATACTTAAAATCTAACTCCACCACGTTGCACAGTGTAGAAGCGTTTTTTCTTTGTCCTCGAACGCCTTCTGCCTCGTGACCTTCTACCGTAAGCCATGTTGACCTCCTTTTTTTTGTTGGAAAATATTGTTTACAAGAAAGGGGTGCGAGTACTAAACAACTCCACCCCCCTAATACCAATCAGCACCGTTTATGAACCCAAATATAATAATTATTGTGAATCCGTTGCCCGATATTTAGTAGGGTTCTGATTCATCCACGGCTTTACCTTCCCTTTGAACATACCACGCATGTCCTCAATCTCTCCCGGTACATCGAAATCTCCTGTAAATCCTAACCGCTTTAATATACCATCAATCAACTTTAACGCTGTAGGATCATTGGGGTTACCACCTGCCTTCCGATATGCGATATCGTAATCTCTAAGAGTGCCGTCTTTTTTCATCAACTCAATTTTTTGCTTAATCTCATTGATATCTGCTTGAGTTTTCTCTCTCCCTTTTTTAAGTGTTGCAATTCTTTCAGCTTGCTCTTGTAAATTACCTTTCATAGTAATAGCTTCTCGTAAATCCCTTCTCCATGCAATCGTGATATCCTGACTACTTTTCTGATTTGATAACTGCAAGTTTTCCAGCTGGTGAGGAAATAACGTTTTCTTCTGATCCATGTTCTGTTTAATCTCTGCAATTCTTACGTCCGTAAATCCTGCTGCCTTTAACTTGCTTAATATCTCCGCATCCATTACGTCCCGTTGCTTGATGATATTTTGTGTTGATTCTTTTAACTGATCCATTTGCGCCTTTGATAATTCTACTGCATAACCTGCTCTTAATCCTTCTCCCGTTGCTTGTGGAGCTTGTCCTGATGCTGCAGGCGCTGACGATGTTCTGATCGGCGCTGCCTGATTTGTTTGCCCATAAATAAGATGAGGGTTTAATCCTGCCTCTTTGAACCTTTCCATCTGTGCTTTTGGACTGTTGTAAGCATTTTGTGTTGCCCAATCTGCCAATGAATCTTTTCGCTGAGTGTTATACATCTCTCTTGCGAACTTTCTATTTTTTACATTCTGTAAATGTTGCATAACTGGATTTGCAATATCTTCTGCAACTCCCATTGCTGCTAAGAATGGTAACGGCATTTTACAATCTCCTTTTTATGGTTCTTTGATAAAGACCCACCTTTTTAAATTGTGATACAATTTTGTTTTTTTTACTGATGACACTTTTTTTTGCTCTAATCGTTTTCTACGATCGCACGCTACGCGGAAATTCGCTTCAGGCCTAGCCTCGCCTTTTTCCTTTTTGTCGCTTCGCTTTTTTTTGTTAATCGGCTCAACATACCCTTCGCGAATTTCTTTTTTGTCTTGCGTAGTCGTGCTTTTTTTTTGAGCTTATTTTGCTTTGGTGTCATCTAGCACTTATATATCAAGGTCTAAGTGCTTTTATCGAACAACCTTAGTTGTTCTACTCCGTGTCGCTTCTGCTCCCTTTCTTTTGCCAACGCTTGACACGTTGGACATTTTCTTCTATGAATGAACTTTGTTACATCGTTGGCTCTACCATACTCTAATGCCTCTAGGACGGGGCATCCGACGCCTTCGGCGGGAAGTTTAGCAGTAGGATCCGGATTATATTGACCGTTTAACGACGGATCTTTTCCGGCTACCTGATCGCGGCGAAAACCGCCGCTCTGGTTTTCCTTATCTCGTAAGATACG